GGCGGCCCGATGGGACGACGCGCAGGGCCGCACGGCATACGGCATGGCGCTGCGCTTCGACTCCGACGGCATAGCGACCATGACCCTCTACGACGACGAGGCTAACGTGGAGCTGTGGCGCTCGGGGGACGGGTGGCGCTGGGAGGCGTACCCGCACGCGATGGGCCGCTGCCTCATGGAGGCGTTCGCCTACCGCCCGACGCAGCGCAAGCCCTATGGGCAGTCACGCATCACCCGCGCCGTCATGAGCATCACCGACAGCGCCGTGCGGTGCGCGCTGGGCGGCGACATATCCTTCCAGTTCGCCGTCAGCCCGCAGAAGGTCCTGCTCGGGGCCGACGCGGACGCCTTCGCAGGAAAGACGAAGTGGGAGGCATACATCGGCAACATCATGGGCGTGAGCTACAACGGCGCCGACGGCGTGATGCCGCAGTTCCTGCAGATGCAGCAGGCGTCCATGCAGCAGTCCGTGGACTACATGCGCATGCTCGCCGCCCGCTTCAGCGGGGAGACGAACGTCCCGGTGAGCCAGCTCGGGATAATCCACGACAACCCGTCCAGCGCCGAGGCAATCTACGCGGCCTCCGAGCCGCTCATCATCGAGTGCCAGGACCTGAACGACAACAGCCGCGAGACCATGCGCGCCCTCGCCCGCATGGCGATGGCCGCGCAGCTCGACGTGCCGCTGGCGGAGCTTCCCGACGAGTGGGCCGACTTTACGCCCAACTTCGCAAACCCGGCGATGCCCTCCATCGTGAGCATGGCCGACGCGGCGGTGAAGATAGCCGGCACCGTGCCGGGATTCGCAGGGACGGACGCCTTCTGGAAGATGCTCGGCCTGCCCGAGGACACGCGCCGCGAAATCGACGCGCAGGTGAGCGCGGCCAACGCGCAGGCGATGCTCGCGCAGATATTCGGAGCGCCGGCGGAGCAGGCCAATGGCTAGAGAGCTTGAGATGGCCCACCTCGAGAACTACGCACGGGGCGTGCGCGACCTCGGGGCGGCATCGAGGGAGGGGCTGGCGCAATCGCTCTCGGCGGTGGACCTGCGCGACCGCGACCTCGTGGAGGACCTCGTGGTGGGCGCGTGCCGCTCGGCGCAGCAGGCGTCGGGGACATACGCCGGACAGTTCTACCGCGGCATGAGCCTCATCCAGACCGGGCGCGACTACGACGCGCAGCCCCTCGATGCCTTCGACGAGCAAGCGACCAGAGTCGCCGTGCGCGGCATATACCGCCAGTGCTACGTCGGTGACGACGAGTGGGACGAGGAACGGCTGGCCGGCGCCCTCGGGGACCGTATCGAGTTCGAGGTCAACCGGGCGTCGAAGGTCGGCGTCTGGAAGAACGGCCAGCGCGACAAGAGGAACGTCCGCTACGCCCGCGTCCCGACCGGCCCCGAGACATGCGCATGGTGCATCATGACCGCCGGCCTCGGGTACTGGTTCATGAGCGAGGAAAGCGCGAGCCACACGCACCGAGGGTGCGACTGCGTGATCATCGCCGACATGGTGGAGCGCCCCGGCACCGGGGACTACCGCGACGTGCAGATGAACGGATACGACTCGAGCGTCTACCGGAAGATGTGGCAGGACGCGAACGCCCTGCGCGCCAACGGGAGCATCCCGCAGGGGTGGGAGACGCACATATCCGACGTGGCGGCGCTCCGCGAGAGCCAAGGCAGACCCTACCGCGACGACACGAACGGCACGCTCTACGTCATGCGCAAGATGTACGGCCTGAAATAGCCAGTGCGCAATTTTTCGGCAAATATTGCGCACTCCACAACCCAACAACCTAGCGAAAACGGCCTCCGCACGGGGGCCTTTTTCATATCCCGACACGGCCCCGCACGGGGCAGACCGACGCCCGCACGGGCAGAGGGGAGGCCACATGGCCGAGAACGAGAACGTCCCGCAGGAGACGACCGAGCAGGAGCCGCAGGGCACCGAGGTCGACTGGCAGGCCAAGTACAAGGAGGCCGTCGCGCAATCCCGCAAGTGGGAGGACCGCGCGAAGGCCAACAAGGACAAGGCCGACAAGTGGGACGCCTACGAGCAGGAGGGCCTGAGCGAGCAGGAGAAGCTCACCAAGCGCGCGGAGAGCGCCGAGGCGGAGCTGGCCCAGCTCAAGGCCGACGCGCAGCGCCGCACGGACGCTGCCGAGGTCGCAGGCGAGACCGGCGTGCCGGTCGCACTGCTGCTCCACTGCCCCGACAGGGAGGACATGGAGGCGTTCGCCAAGGAGTACCAGGGCGAGACCAAGCTGCCCGCAGCCCCTGCCGCACCCAAGAGCCGCGTCATCCGAGGCGACGACGAGTCCGGCGTGAGCACCGCCGACCAGTTCGCAGAGATGGCGCAGCAGTTCTTCAACCGCTAAAGAGAAGGGAGCCAACATGGCCCTCGCAACCAACCCCATCGACATCAACCGTGGCACGACCGGCCTGCAGCTTACCCCGCAGCAGTCCCGCGAGATCTGGGCCGCAACCCTCGAGCAGTCTGCCGTCATGCGCCTCGCGCAGCGCGTCACCCTGCCCGGCAGCGGCGTCTCCATCCCGGTCATCACCGGCGAGCCTGTGGCCGACTTCGTGGCCGAGACGGCGGAGAAGCCCGTCTCCGAATCCACCTTCGGCACCAAGACCATGACCCCGTACAAGATCGCCGTCATCGAGCTGTTCTCCAACGAGTTCCGCCGCGACTTCGCAGCCCTCTACCGCGAGCTGGTGCGTCGCCTGCCCTACGCCATCGGCGCCAAGTTCGACGCCACCGTGTTCGGCGGCACCGCACCCGGCACCGGCTTCAACGTGCTGACCAGCTCCACCGCCGTGGCAATCGGCGGCACCGGCACCTACACCAAGCTGGTGACGGCCTACACCACCGTCGGCGCCCACGGCACCCTCAACGGCTGGGCCATCAGCCCGCAGGGCGAGGGCATCCTGCTCAATGCAACCGACGGCAACGACCGCCCGCTGCTCATCGGCTCCGCAAACAACGACGGCGCCGTGACCCGCCTCCTTGGCGCCCGCGTCGAGCGCAGCGGCCACCTGTACAAGGCCGGCACCCCCAACGTGGTCGGCTACGCCGGCGACTGGTCGCAGGCGCGCTACGGCGTCGTGGACGGCATCAACGTCTCCATCAGCGAGGAAGCCACCATCAACACCGGCACCGAGCAGGTCAACCTTTGGCAGCGCAACATGTTCGCCGTCCGCGCCGAGGCTGAGGTCGGCTTCATCGTCAAGGATGCCGCCGCGTTCGTGAAGCTCACCGACGCTACCTCCTAATCATGGAGCGCCTCATCAACCCCTACACGGGTCAGGCGGTGGAGGCGCAGGGCGAGGTGGCCGAGCGGCTCAAGGCCGCCGGCTTCAAGCCCGAGCAGCCTAAGCGCGCCCCGCGCAAGGGGACAACCAAGAAGCCAAAGACAACCGAATAGTGGAGGTGTCCCATGGCCTACGCGACGTGGGAGGACTACGAGCGCCACAAGTCGGTGACGCTCACCGAGGACCAGCGCACCGAGGTCACCGCCAAGCTGGACGACGCGGCCACCATCCTCAACGCGGTGGTGGACGTGGACGTGTCCGACGACCGGCAGATGGACCTTCTCGAGATGGTGAGCTGCAACATGGTCGAGCGGGCCATGCAGAGCGGAGAGACCGCGCCCATCGGCGTCTCCAACATGAGCTACACCATGGGACCCTTCATGCAGAGCGCGACCATGGCCAACCCGAGCGGTGACATGTACCTCACCAGCTCAGAGAAGCGCTGGCTGGGGATAGGCGGCACCGTGATAGGCGCCATCCGCCCCGTGATAGGGGGGCCGCTCCCATGCTGAACGCCCCGATGCCCTTCACGCCCTGCCCCTGCAGCATATGGCTGCCGCACTGGTCGGAGCCGGACGCCTACAACAACTCCTACCCGGAGTTCACCAACGAGCCGGACATCACCACCACGTGCTGCTACGCCCCCGGATACGCGATGGTCGAGACCACCGACGAGCGGGAGCAGGGCGCGCCCTTCGCAGACGGTGTGCGGATGATGTTCTTCCTGCCAAAGACGCTCCATGCCAGCCTGCGCGGCGCCCGCATAGCCTGCGCGCCGGCGGACGACGAGCAGGTGGCGGCAAAGGTGTTCGACATCGTTGGAGATCCCGACAGCTACCCGAGGGCATCGACCCCCGGCGACTACAGCTGGATGGTGGAGGGCGTGGTTCACCTTGGCTAATGGCAGATTCAAGGCGAGCTACACGGGCTACCGCGCCATCATGAACGGCCCGCCCGCCCTCGAGGCGTGCGAGGCGCAGGGGCACCGGCTCGCGGCATCCGCTGCCGCCCAAAGCGGCATCGACTACGACGTGAACTCGGTGCGCGGCATCAACCGTATCCACACGCGCGTCACCACCACGACAGCATCCGACTACTTCCGCGAGCGCGTCTACGGCGCCCTTTCCATCGCCGTCGGCGCGGCCGGCGGACACCCGGCCAGCGGCAGGAGGAACGGCTTCAAGTCGCTCATGAGCCGCGTCGCCGCGGCCGACAGGAAGCGCTCCATCCTCGGCAAGGGCTTCAAGACAAAGACCCGCGACACCGGATGGCGCTCTCCCGGCATGTACAGGAAAAAGCGATAGGAGGGGCCAATGGACCCGGTACAGCTCGTGGTCGAGCTGCTGAGCGCCGAGATGGAGGTCCCCGTCACTACCGAGCGCAAGCCCGACCGGCCCGTGCGCATGGTCCTCGTGAGCCAGAGCGCAGACGCGTCCGACGAGTTCCTGCTGCAGCCCCGCATGGAGCTGACCTGCTGGGGCACGACGGACCGCGACGCGCGCGGCATAGCCACGAGCGCCGTCGACGTGCTGAGGGATGCGGCGCTCGACCATCCCTACCTCTCGGCCGTGCGCCTCGAGACCATGGCGCGCGACGAATGGACCCGCACGGGGCAGGCGCGCTACGTGGCCGAGGTCGACCTGATCATCAACACTGACGAATAGGAGCCGACATGGCTAACAACAACAAGGCCAACGTGAGCACCACGCGCGGCGTGAAGGGTGGCTACTTCTTCTCCGCGCCGCTCGGCACGACCGACGTGCCCACCAAGGCCAACTTCACGTCTTGGACGCCCACCTCGGCGTGGGAGAACCAGGGCTACATCCCCGAGGACGGCTTCACCGAGACCGTCTCCACCGACGGCGGCGGAGAGCTGCGCGACCTGAACCTCGACACCGTGGACTACATGGACGGCTCCCACACCGAGTCCGTGCAGGTGGCCTTCATGGAGATGGCGAAGAACGCCCTCGCCACCCAGTACGGCCACTCCAACGTGACCGACGAGAACGGCGTCATCGAGGTCCAGCACAACTGGGCGCAGGCCGAGGAGCACCGTATGTATGCCTTCCTCCTGCTGCTCAAGAACGGGCGCAAGTGGGTCAAGTACATCCCCGACGGCAAGGTGACCGAGCTGGGCGACTTCACCGGCAACAAGACGACCGCCGCGCAGCGCCAGGCAACCATCACCTACATCGTGGACGACGACGGCGTGGGCTGCTTCGACTGGATCGAGAGCACCGAGACGACCGCCGGCTAGGCACGGACAGACAAAGACGAGAAGCGAGCGCCCCCGGCTGATGGCTGGGGGCGCATTTTAGGAGGCATACCGAATGCGCACCCTCGAATATAACGGCGTCAAAGTCGAATACGACGAGCGCTGCGTCAAGTCCTACAGATGGCAGAAGGCCGTCAACAGCGGCAACCCGAAGCGCAGCGCCAACGCCATGTCCCGCCTGTTCGCAGGGCGCGACGAGTACTACGCCTACGCCATCGGCACCGAGGACCCCATGGGCTACGACGAGTGGGCGGCCCTCGGCGACGACGAGCTGGACCTGCTGGACGACGACCTCGACGCCATGGGCGGCCTCCTTTCAGCCGTCGTGGAGGACATGGGCCAGACGGCAAAAAACTAGCGTTCCTCGCCACGGCGGCGAGGGAGTGCCACGACCAGCTGCTGGCCGACTTCCGGCAGTACTACCAGCTGGGGATATGGAAGGACCTCCATCACCTCGAGGAATGGGAGTCGGACGAGAACCCCGTGTGGCTCCCCGAGCTGGCCGCGCTGGCATACCAGCTCCCCAACGACAGCCGCACCGTGAGGGCGCTCGCCCCGGAGGCGGCAAACGGCATCGAGACGCTCCTGCTGAGAGAAATCGAATACAACCAGCGCCGCTGGCACTGGGCGAACACGAAGGCCGCGGAGCACGGAGAGAACGAGCCGCAGCCGATACAGCTGCCCGGCGAGCGGGAGCACAGGGAGCGCGACCTGCAGGCCGAGGTGCGCAACGCTGAGTCCGTGGCGAGAAGGCTAGGCATCGAACTGTAAGGAGGTGGGCGCCTTGGCAGAGGTAGGCACCTACTACATCACCATCATGCCGGACATGTCTAAGTTCACCGGCGGCGTGAACAGCGCCATCGGAGGCCTCGGCACGAACGCCACCGGCACCATGAACCGCTCCTTCATGGACGTGCTCAAGGGCAGCGCAATAGGAACGATGCTCGGCAACGTCGCCACCGACCTCGGTGGCATGGTCATGAGCGGCATCGACACCGGCATCCAGCGCGCCGACACGCTGCGCAACTTCCCGAGGGTCATGGAGTCCATGGGCTACAGCGCGAACGAGGCACAGGGGAAGATCAAGCTCATCATGGACCGCCTGCGCGGGCTTC